TTTCAAAACCCGGCCGGGATTTTGAGACTAGATTAAAACCAAATTGAAACTAAGTCACAAAAGATTGCAACTATAGTTGGCATATTTCTCTTGCGATTTGAAGAAGGGAAAGCGTTTTCTTAACTTTTTTATTTAGATTCTGAACTCTAAACTTACTTTATAGCTTTAGAGAGTAGTTTAGACTTACTTCCCAAACATCCCCCGCATCCCCTCAAACATGCCCTGCATCTGCTGGGCCTGCTTTTGGACTTGGTTGAGCTGATCTTGAGAAATGCGGCCAGAGGATACCATTTCTTGTATCATGGCGTTAGGGTCCTTCCCCTTCATCTGGTTCATGAACTGCTGAAACTGCTGCATCATGTTGGGCTGTCTGTTGCCGCCCATCGCCTGGAAAAAGGGATTCATTCCGTATCCTCCTTATCTTTTGCCGCCAGCGCATCCAGGCGGGCCTCCAGGGCCTCCAGACGAGACAGGGGCGCATACTCTACCGCCGGAGCCTGTGGGGCCTGTACGAGCCTCTGATTGCGCTCTACGAGGTCATATATCTTCATGCTGGGCTTGCCGCTTGCGTCCGCCTGTTTGAGATAGACCACTGGAGAGTTGCTGTCCCATAACGTAACGGCGGAGTTTGGAGCGACTAGATAATTAGCCGCCTCCATCTCGCTCTGCACCCACACAATAGACGGAGATGCCGGGGCTTGCTGCGGCTGCTGCATGGGCTGATAGGACTGCCGCAGCTGCGTCAGCTGGTCCGCCATGGGCGGCTGATAATACGGCTGATAGCCGGGCATATATTGATACGGCATATTCAATCCTCCATCCAGTAATACAGCACGGTCTTTCCGCCGCTGTTCCAAGTGTCTACGATGCGCCCGTCAAAGACGCAGACGATGTGAGTGTCCAAGGCCAGCAGATAGACGCCATAGGGATGCTCATGAGCGAACTCCTGTACAGTCATATCCTCGTACTCCGGCAGATAGCGCCGCCAGCCTTTACGGCGGAGATATTTGCCCCAAACCGGATTGCCTGACGGCATATCTGCGGCAAGGTAACCCTCCCAGCACAAGCCCCAATAGGTGGTGTCCCAATCCTGATCCAGGGCAACGGAAATTGCTCTGACGGTGCAATCGCCCACGTTCTTTCCGTCTCTATTGGCGTTGTAATATTCAAACGTACTGTTTCCTGTCATCATAAAAAAGCTCGTTCTGCCGGATAAACCCTTCAAGGCCGGAGAAGTCTCCCTCCGCCGCATACTTCTCGCAGGTGTCTCTTGCTGCGGACTCCGTAAAGCCGCAGGCCACCAGACGGGCAATCAATTCAGAACCGTTCAAAATCAAAATCAACACGTCCTTATATAAAAAATCAGGAGGCCGCAAGGAGGGCGGCGACGTGTACCAGCCCTTGTCCCTTACGTCCTCCTGATGATATTTTCGCAAAAAAAGACCCCGCCTGGGTGGTGCCCAAGCGGGGTTTAGGTGAAGTTATGTGAAATGTAGTTTTTGAGCTGTGCTTTCAACTTTGTGAAGAATCCGTTTGACTCGGTGAGAGATGGTAGACCGCTCCCAGCCGAACTCCGCTGCAATATCGATTTGCGGGACTTGGTCGATCAGGTAGCGCCGGGCAATGTCCGTATCGTCGTTCCCAAGATTAGCTTCCCGGATGGCCGTCTCCATTTGGGAGCGCATAAGGCCATCCAGGCTATCCGGTAATCTGACACGGGCAGTTGCCACAGTTTCACGTCCTTTCTGTCATTTCATCCGCTCCGCAGTCTTTTCCTATTTCGCCCTCTTCACCATCACCGCTGCCTGGGCACGGGTGCAGAAGGCGTTGGGGCTGCTTCCGTCCGTAATCCCCAGAGCCTTTGCCTCCTCCAGTTCCAACGCCAGGGTGCTTCCGAGAGGGCACTTTCCCAGGGCCGCCTGCATCCGCTCCGCCAGCCGCAGAAGCTGCTCCTCTGTCAATTGCTCAATGTCCATAGGCTCCTCCAATCTCTCTTTGAACTCCGCCCACTTCCCGGCATCGACGAGATAGCTCGGGCAATGCTTCCCGGTCACATCAAAGTGACGATACACGTTCTCAATGGGGATGCCGTACTTTTCCATCAGTGCCCGGCCCAGGGCGGCAGCGTTGGCAAGGGTTGCTTCGCTGGCCTGATAAACACCGTTCCAGATGGTGTCGCACATCTCAATGCTGATGGAGTTGGTGTTGGTAATGACGCCGTACATGGTGCCGCCACCAGTTTTGCTAGCATTGGCGTACTTACTACCACCAACAGCATAAGCAATCCTGTTTTCTGGAACAGAAAGATAAACAAAAGCATCATCAACAAAATAATGAGCAGAAGCTTTTACAATGTTATTTTTGAAATAATTTGCATTGTTAGCAGCTTTGTCCCCGTCATTCCCCGTGTAGTGGTACACCAGATACCGGATTTGGCTGG